TGCAGACCGGACTTGGCCCACGCGAAGCAGCGGCGATCACCGGAACCATCCAGACCCAAACGCTCGATGTTCACGAACTTGAAGCCCATGAACGAGTCGATGTCGCCCTGAACCAGTGCCTTGACGCTGTTGAAGTCGGAGCTGGTCGCTTCCGTGGTGCCGAGCAGGTCATCGACCTGTTGGGCGGTCACGGCGATGTACAGCGGGTCGTTCATCACGTCCACTTCGTTCGCTTTCAGGATTTTCCGGGCGGTGCGCAGCTTGGCGATGGTCAGGCCGGTGGCGCCAACAGCGATCTGCTGCGTGGCCGTGGCGAACGCCGTGTCGGTCGAACCATTCTCGCCGGTCTTGGCGGTGCCCAGCGCGGCGGCGATGATGATGTCGTCCAGCGAGCGGCCTAGGGCATACGCGCCGTTCATGGCGTAGGGGCTGGTCGGGTCGATCAGCATGCGCAACTTGTCCTGATCGTCGATCATGTCAGCCCACTCGAAGTCCTCGGGGAAAATCCAGCGAGCATCGTGAGGGGTGGAGATCAGCGGGGTGTCGCTGTGGCGGCCGGTCTTCTTCTGAGCGGTGACTGCACCGATCTGCTCGACTGCTTTCGCGGCCTTGCCGGTGTAGGAACCCATGGAACAGTATTCACGCAGCACAGAGCCGCGCTGTTGCAGCAGGAGCTGCACGTTGGTGGTGTACTGCTGCACGAAAGCAGTGGTGACTTCAAAAGACATGATGTCCTCCTAAAAGTGGAACAAGAAACAAACTTACCCGTGAGCTTGGTTCGACTTGTCCACCATAGGCGGGGTCAGGAAGTCAGGCGTCGCGTCGGCAGGCTTTTCCTTTCGGGGCAGCTTCAGCGTGCGCTTGTCGGGGGCATCGGGCGATGCTGCCCCCTGTTGCGGAGACTCTAGCACAAAGCCTGAGAGTCGTGTTGCGGTTTTGATGATTTTCTCAGGGTCGTCGATCCCGTGGCGCGAGGCCATCGGGAGTAGGACCTTGAGAATCTCCAACCGGATGATGACTGGATCAGGCACCATGAGCAGCCTTCATGAGCCGGGTCATCTTGGTGACGTATTCCGGGTTGCCCTTCATGTACTCGGCCATGAATTGCTGGTCGGTCTTGAGTTCAGCGATCTGCTGCTGCGCCTGTGCCGGGGTGGTGCCGAAACCCGATCCATCGGAGCGACCACCGCCTTCAAACGCCGGTTCGCCCATTTTGGTGCCCAGCGTGGCGAACAGCTTCAACATCTCGCCCGTGCCCAGCTTGGCCTCGTAGTCCGAGAGCATCTGCTCGTTGAACCCGAGAGCCGCGACGGCACGCTTACCCATGTCGATCTGCTTTTCGTAGGCTTGACCCCACTCGCGTTTCAGGTCCGTGATGGCCTTCTCGGAGTCGGCGGCGGACTGCTGGGCCATGGCCTCCAGCTTACCACCGGCCATCTCGTTGTACTTGGCGAACAGGTTCTTGGCCTGCGCGTCGCTCATCCCGAGTTCGTGGGCGGTGGACTTGAACCAGCCGACCAGTTCGGGGTCAGCGCCCTGCGGAGCCTCGATGCTGTACTTCTCTGGCGACTCGGGACGACCGAGCCGGGCGTAGAACTCGGCCATCTTCTCGGGTGGCGCGTCGGGACCGGGCAGCTCGACCAGCGACTTCGAACCACCGGCAAATTTCTCCAGGTTGCGGTAGCTCTCGATGGCCTTGAGCGGGTTGTCCCAGCCCTTGTTCGTGATGTAAGCGGCGGTGGCCTCATCGGCGGAACCGTACCACGGTGCAGGTGCACCGGACGGCGGGGTTGCGGGGGCAGCGGGCGCTGCGGCAGGGGCAGCGGCACCATTGCCGCCACCGTTATCGCCCAGCAGGGCGGCGGTAGCATCACTCATTTGAATCCTCGATCAAGTTGTAGACATCCTCGTCGGTCAACTGGAGGTGACTCAGAATCCTGAGAAACACCTCGCGTCGGCCTTCAAGAAGGTAGGTGGTCTGGACATTGTTCACGTCTGCGGTCGGCTGGGTAGCCTTACAGAAGCGCCGGAGATCGGCCAGAACCTTGCGACCCTCCGGGTTGTTGAACGTCTTCTTGTACGCCGACTGGCGGCGCTGGAAAAACCGGCTCAGGTCGAACATCACTGGCCGGTCAGCAGCGCGTTAGCCTGCGCCACATCCTTCATGGCACCGGCGAGCGGCTGCGCGGCCTGCATCATCATGGCCTGCTCCTCCTGTGCCGCCCGGTCGGCGCGAAGCTGACGCAGCGCATCGGGGGAGCGCAGGACCGGGGTCGGCACACCGGAGACCTCGGCGGTCAGGCGGGCCAGCTCGTCGGGGTCGAAGATGTCGAGGACATCCGGGTTGATCTGAGCGAACGGGGCCAGCAGCTCCATGGTGCGCTGCACACCAACCAGTTCCTCGGCCCGCTGCATCCGGCTCATCGGAGAGTCGTAGACGATCTCGTACTCACCACCCGCCTCGACCAGCGCCGGGGGCATGGGGGGCAGGACGCGATGGAACGCGAGCAGGTCCAGCTCGCGCTCGATCTGCGGACCCAGCGCCTCGGACTGCTGCCGACCCATCGTGGGGGTGAGCAGCATGCCCTTTTCCTGAGCGCGGATCAGCGCCTCGGTGGCCGTCATCCGGGGGGTCTCCACCAGAATCTGGAACAGGGTCACGAGGAACGCATCGTCGATGGCAGCGCGGCGCTGGTCCATCTTGCCCTCAGCGATGTCCACGCGGGCGCCCGTGTTGAACGGCTGGATCATCTGGCGACCGTTGCGGTCCACACCGCCCACGTTCAACCCACCGGGTCGCATGTTCACGGTCATGGCACCCCCACCGAGGATGCCATCATCGTGCAGCAGCAGCGGCGGATCGATGAGCTTGTGCACCGCACGGATGTCGGTCTTGCTCATCTCATTGAGCATCTTGATGTCGGGCAACGCGGCCATCGCCGGGGAGCGCCCGTACACCTCGTCAGGTGCGGTGACGTAGCGACTCACCGAGTAAGGGAAGCTGTTGTACCCGCCCTCGGACACGATCTGCCGGTCCTTTACCGCGACGTAGTAGGACGCCCACGGCTTGCCTCGGGCATCGGCCCGCTCGGAGCTGTAGTCGGTGCGGGGCATGACGCAGTGCACAAACTCAAACGAGTCGTGCTGGCGCTTCACGTCCTCCAGACAATTGCGGATCGACTCGGGCAGCGCCTCGACACCGAACCGCTGGGCCGCTTGCCGCGCCGTGTACTTGAAGCAGCGGTACACCGTGTCTATGGCACCCTGGTGGTTCTCCAGCAGGTACAGGTCCCGCAGGTTCACGCAGCGGTAGCGCAGGCCGACACCCGGTTCGAAGTCGGTGAAGATGGCACCCGTGCCGAAGGCTCCGGTGCTGATCCACCGCTCGGAGTTCTGCCCAGCGAAGTTCGCCTTGGGACTGTACCGGGCGGCGTAGAGGATGTTGTTGACCTGATAGAACCAGTCCTGCACGGCGAAGTCGCGGTTCAGGTTCTCATCGGTCGTGCGCAGGTTGTGCCAGCGGGACTGGCGCGGCGTGAGCATGGAGTCCATGACAGCAGCGAACCGCTCCAGCGCGATCATCGGCTTGGAGTCGAACACCTTTTGGGTCTTCTTCTCGCCGTCCGTGCGCTCACCGACGAACCCGATCTGCCGGGGCAAGATGCGCTCGGCAATCTCCTCCCAATGGGTTTCCCAATTCCCACGCTTCCCTTTGAGGTCGTGGTACGTGCGGATCAGGTCGTCAGCGGTCATCGCTTGCCCTTTTTCCAGTCCTCAAAGGACACCGGCTTGTTGCCCGACGAGTAGGCGGTCATCTGGTAGTCCTTGTAGGCGGGCATGGACTTGAGCGTCTTGCGACCCTCCTCAGCCATGCCCTTACCCAGCGACGGTTCAGGTTTCTTCTTGTCCATGGTCAGCCTCCGAGCAGCTTGGTAGTACCGAGCGGGCCGCTTGCTGCACCGCTGGAGCCGGTGAGCATGTTCGCCGCCACACCGGAACGGCTGCGACGGCGCTCGGCGTCGGCAGCAGCCTGAACGGCGGGGGTTGCCGCGTCGGGCGCCTTCATGGGCACGCTGGGCGTTGTCACCTTGGGCATGAACAGCTTCGTCATCTAAACCTCCGTCAGTTCGCGGGACTGTACCATAGGTCACACGTCCGCGTAAATGTCGTAGTCGCTCACCGCGACCCGCCCGGCTCCCCGGCGAGCGGTGCGCGAGGTGCTGGCGTCCCTGCGGCTCACCGGCTCGGCGAACGTCAGGGCCAGAGCGTCGCCGTCGTCGGGGGACGCAAGGCCGCGCTTCTTCATCGAA